AATTCCTTTAGATGTACAAACTTTTTACTTTTTAAGAAATTCAACATCGGGTGCATATACAGTACAATTTAAATATGTATCTGGATCAGGTTCTACATTTACTTTTTCTACAACAGATAAAAGCGATGCTATAATTTTTGCAGCGGCAGATGATGGAACTAACCCTAACATCGTAACAATCAACACAGGTATTAAATCAGTTGTTGAAGATACTTCACCTCAATTAGGTGGTGATTTAGACACTAACGATAACAATATTAAAATTGATGACGCTCACGGAATACAAGATGAAAACGGTAATGAACAAATTACTTTTCAAACAACAGCATCAGCAGTAAACCAAATTGATGTAACAAACGCAGCAACAGGTAATGCACCTGATATATCTGCAACTGGTGGGGACACTAACATTGATTTCAATATCAATCCAAAAGGAATTGGAAGAGTAACTTTAGGTGCTAGTAAAATTCAACAAGTAGCAGAAAAAGCTACAATAGCTGCAACAGCAGCTACAGGTACAATTAACTATGATGTTATTACTCAAGCAGTTTTATATTTTACGTCTAATGCATCAGCGAACTACACGCTAAACATTAGAGGTGATGGTTCAAACACATTAAACAGTATTATGGATACAGGTGAATCAATTACAATTACTCACTTAGTAACAAACGGATCATCAGCGTACTACAATAACGCCGTTACAATTGATGGTTCTTCTGTTACACCAGAGTGGCAAGGCGGTTCAGCTCCATCTGGAGGAAACGTTAACTCTGTTGATGTATATACATATACCGTATTTAAAACTGGAGATGCTGCTTTCACAGCGTTTGCGTCTCAATCACAGTTTGCATAATAGGAGGATTATAGAAAGATGCCTATAACAGCAACATTCGGAGCAGCTTCCGCAAGAGGATTTGGTAAAGGCCTAGGCGGATTAGGTGATCCTTACGATATTACAGTGTTAATGGTAGCCGGAGGCGGTGGCGCTGGCCATGGCGGCGGCGGAGGCGGAGGAATGAGAACTTCGACTTTAACAATTTACGAAAAAGGAACATACACAATTACATGTGGCTCTGGTGGAGCTGGAGGATCTGGTGGTCCTTCTACGTTTCAAAACGACGGAGATAATGGCGGCGTAAGTTCAATCGTAGGCGATGAGTTAACTCTTTATGAATCAGCTGGTGGCGGTAGAGGCGGTTCTCTTACTTCGACTGGAGCAGATGGTGGAGCCGGTGGTGGAGCTTGGAATAATGCAGCAGGCGGATCTGGAAACACTCCATCTGTATCACCATCACAAGGAGCTAACGGTGGCGGACCAAGAGGTTACACTGGCGGTCACGGCGGCGGAGGCGGTGGTGCTTCAGGATCAAATGGATCGGGAGGACCAAACTACACAGCTGGTGCTGGCGGAGGTGGAACTTCAAACTCAATTACAGGATCTTCAATTACATATGCTGGAGGTGGCGGAGGCGGTGGCCGAGCTAACCCAGGTCACGGAAATGCTGGTGGTGGATCTGGCGGCGGCGGTTCAGGAGCAAACGGAACCGGCGGGGCTGGCACTGATGGACTCGGCGGCGGCGGAGGTGGAGCTAGAGGACAACCTTTTGGAAGTTCACCAACTGCAGGAGGCGCTGGAGGTGACGGAATTGCAATCTTGTCTATACCTACGGGAAATTATTCTGGTGAAACTACAGGATCGCCAACAGTTACAACAAGTGGTGGTAACACAATTTTAAGTTACAGCGGAAATGGAACGTACACAGGATAATGGCTAGATATTTTGCAAAATTAGGAATTGGAAATATAGTAGAAGGTGTATATCCTATTACAGGGTTTGAATCTGCAACTCTACAAGGATGTAAAGATTATTTAAGCAATACATATGGAGAAGCTACTTGGGAAGAATGTTATAAAACGACATCAGACAACCCTAAAAAGAATTATCCATCAACAGGATGGTATTGGCACCCTGATAATAATTTATTTGCAGCGCCACAAAATTATCCATCTTGGACTCTAAATACTACCAACGGAGAATGGGAAGCACCTACAGCTAGGCCAAACCTAAGTTTTACTGTAGCAGAAGGTTCAACAGCTGAAGATAATACACCAGAGCAAAACGCAGAAATAGAAGAAAATGCAAAGTATTATTGGGACGAAGCTTCATTAAGTTGGGTATTGCCTACAGAATAAGATAGTGTATAACACTGTCTATGAAAGATAATCATAGAATAATCGAGATATTTCCTACAGCAATTTATTTTAAAGAAATAAAAAATTGTACAGAAAAAAATATATTAAAACATAGTGAAAATTATTTTAAAGATGTTTTAAAATCTCATTCAGTTATTAAACCAATTTTAATGGGTTTAAAAAAAATACAGACTACAAACAAACGAGAATTTTTTAAAGATTACAATTGTTATTTATCAGGTATTTTTTTTGAAGATATCGATGCAACAGATAAAGTTCATTTTTTTAAACAAAAATACCAACACATTAAACCTCATGTTAGTCAATATAATGTATATAATTCTGAGTCTTGGTGGTTTAAAGTTAAAAAAAACCAAATCATTATTTTTCCTTCTTTTTTAAATTATGATTTTGAAAACACTACAAAACGTTTAAAAAAAATAAATGTTTTTCAAATTATGTTTAAAGGAATAGGAACTTCTTTGGTTATGAACACAATAGATAAAGGAGAAGGAGTATTAATTTGATACAAAATTTATTTATAACTCCCATTTATCAAAAAAACACCTCTTACTGTTTAGATAAAAAACAAAAACAATTTCTTAAATCATGCGAGAGAAGACAGAATAGTTTTAATACATCAAGTTTAAATAGTTATGTTTTAGATTTACCTATGTTTAAAAAATTTAAAAAACAAATTATGAGTGATGTAGAGAATTATGTTTACAATACTTTAATGGTAGATAAATCTGTTAAACTTTTTATGACTCAATCTTGGTTTAATTGGACAAACTATTCAGAACAACATCACAGACACGAGCATCCTAATAGTTTTGTTTCAGGAGTATATTATATTGATGTTGACCCTAAATTAGATAAAATATTTTTTAATAAAGAAGTTAGAACCGATATAAGACTAGTTGCTACTGAATATAATGATTACAATTCAGAAGCATATTATATTCCTGTAAGAAATAAAGATCTTATAATATTTCCATCTGATTTAAATCATCACGTTGCTACAAAACAAGATAATAAAGAAAGAATAAGTTTAGCCTTTAATACTTTTGTAAAAGGTAAGATGGGAGATGAAAAAGGATTATGGGAATTAAAACTCTAAAGTTTGAACAAAAAATATTTTTAACTAAAATAAATTTAGTTAAAGAAAACATAGAAATGTTTAAAAGTATGAAACTTCTAAAGTATGAAAAAAATTTAAATAATTTTTTTAAAAAAACATACGAAGATGAAAACAAAAAATCTGATATCTATAATCTTATTCAAGAACCCATTGAAAAAATAATAAAAGCAAAGTTTGCTTTACATGAATGGTGGGTACAAAAATACGTAAAAGGGAACTATCATGAAATGCATACACATGGCGCAGATCCTTTTAGGAGATCTTTTATTTTATATGTAGATTGCACAAAAAAATCTTCGGCGGTAAATTTTTATGGTCCAGGACATCCTTTAATACATACAGATCCGATTCAAATAAAACCAGAAAAAGGTATGCTAATATTATTTCCTTCATTTTTACCTCATGAAGTGCTAAACAATAACGATGATGAAAGATTAATTTTATCAGGAAATATAGAAATAAGATGAACTTTATTGAAGAGTATACAGTACCAAATAAATACTGTGATCAATTTATAAATTATTTTAAAAAAAATAATGAATATAAAGTACAGGGTTCAGCAGGAAATGGTGTTATTGATTTAAGTGTTAAAGATTGCGAGGAAGTATATTTTTATAATGAAACAAAAGAAAATTTTATACTTGATTTCTTTAAGTTAATTTCAAAACATCTTAAAGATTACATGAATAAATATGACATCAAAGGTGTATTACATAGTGCTCAATCTCACAAGATACAGCACTACGAAAAAGGTAAAGGCTATTTTAAACAACACTATGAAAGATCTGATCTCTATACTGTAAATAGAGAACTAGTTTATATGCTTTATTGTAACAGTTTAAAAAATGGTGGTACAAATTTTCCGTTTCAAAAAGTTAAAACAGAAGCTAAAAAAGGTAAACTATTAATATGGCCAGCCTTCTTTACACATCCTCATCATGGAATTATATCTAAACAAAAAGAAAAATATATTGTAACAGGATGGTTTAATATAAAATGAAAAAATTTTTTTATGTAAGTTCACTACCAAGAACAGGACAAACTTTATTAGCATCTTTATTGCATCAAAACAGTAATATTTGTTTTACGCCTGAGTCACAGGTTCTTGCTTGTTTATATGGTTTTTCTCAATTTAAAACATATAACTCGATATATAATAATTTTAAAAATCCAGTAGCTTTTGATAAAGCTGTTCACGCATTTAGAAATAAATATTATAAAGAATTTACAGATGCAAAATACATATTAGAAAGAGGTCCCTGGGCAACTCCTTATAATAGAAACATATTAGCGTCTTTTGAAAAGAAACCAAAATTTATAATTATATATAGACCTATATTGGAAGCACTGGCAAGTTTAATAAAAGTAGAAAAACCAAACTTAGATTTACCTATACTTACAAGATGTCAACACCTTTTGTCTCCAGGTGGTGCATTTCACCAAGGTCTGTTATCTATACAAGGCTCTTTAAAAGAAGATCATATAATCATTCATTATAAAGACCTTGTTTCTAAACCTAAAGAAGTAATTAAAAAAATATATAATTATATAGGTTTAGAATTTAAAGGAGTACGAACAACTAATTTAGATCAATATGAAGTTAAAGGTATAAAATATAATGATGTTTTGTTAGACGGTATACCACATCAAAATTTACATACGATACGAACAGATAAAATTAAAGCAAGAAAATATAGCTATAAAGATATTTTACCACAAAACATAATAGATCAATATAAAGATGCTGACATTTTATGAGGATACTAGTATTTGGTTTACCAGGATCAGGGAAGACAACATTTGCAAGACAGCTATCTGCAGGTCACGCATACTTTAACGCTGACGAAGTTAGAAAGATGTTTAACGATTGGGATTTTTCTGCAGAGGGTAGAACTAGACAAGCACAAAGGATGGGGTGTTTATCATCTTTAGTTGATGGACCTTGTGTTGTAGATTTTATTTGTCCGTTTGATGAAGACAGGTTTGAGTATGATGTGAGAGTTTGGATGAACACAATTAAAAAAGGTAGATTTGATGATACAAACAAGATGTTTGAAAAACCATCACATTGTCATTTTGAACTTACAAACTTTGATTATCAGGATGTGATAAAGGAGATCCGTGATAAATTATAAAAAACCAACAGCACAAATGCAAATAAGAATATACGATAATTATTTTACAGAAAAAGAATGTAAAGAATTAATAGATTTATATGATAAGTATAAGTATCTTGCAGTTCCTTTTTATAATGTGATACCTTTAAAAGTAAAAAAGTTATTACCTAAAAAATTTATTAATAAAATAAATAAAACATCTAAAGCTATCAATAAATCTAAAATTGATTGGATTGAAGTTGTTAAGTGGCCTATTGGAGCGTACAAAGATCTACATTATGATTGTGATAAAAACACAACGTTATTAAGTTCTGTTGTATTTTTAAACGATAATTATGATGGTGGACACTTTTATTTTGAAGATAATAGTGTTATAAAACCTAAGACAGGAAGAGCTTTATTTTTTGATGGTAATTACTACCAACATGGAGTCTCGAAAGTAGATAAAAAAATTAGGTGGCAACTAACAGCATTTTATGAATAGTATAACAATAGTAGGTGGCGGAACAGCAGGACTTGTTACAGCTTTAATTTTAAAAGCAAGGTTAAACGTAAAGATAAAAGCCATCGTTCCTAGTAACATTGGTATCATTGGGGTTGGTGAAGGATCAACAGAACACTTTGATGATTTTAGACAACATCTAAATTTAGATGTTAGAACTGTTTTGAAAGAAACAAAAGGCACTTTGAAGTCTGGTATTATGTTTGAGGGTTGGAACACAAAGCATAAAAAATATTTACATCATTTACAACACTTGTGGCAATTAAAGTTTGGCTTAAATTCTAGAAACTATGAATATCTTATGTCTCACAAATATAGTGCAGAACATTTTGTGCCTAAATGTTTTTTTAAAAATAAAGTAGAATTGATTGAGCCAAACAGTAATTTAGTTCAATACCATTTTAATACCTTTAAATTAAATGAATACTTAACTAAACTTTGTAAAGAAAGAAAAATAGATATTGTGGACGATGAAATAGTTGATGTAAAAATAAATAAAGAAGGTATACAAAATCTTAAAGGTAAAAAGGCAACTTACAAAAGTTGTTTCTATATAGATTGCACAGGTTTTAAAAAATTACTTATTAGTAAGTTAGGTGCAAAATGGAAATCATATTCTAAGTATTTAAAAACAAATTCTGCAATAGCTTTTCCAACAGAAGATCAAGAAGAATATAATATATGGACCTTATCAAAAGCAATGAAGTATGGCTGGATGTGGCAGATCCCAACTTATGGAAGAACAGGAAATGGGTATGTCTTTAGTAATAAATATACCGATAAAGAAAATGCAAAAAAAGAAGTAGAAAAAGTATTAGGTAAAAAAATTGAAATTGCTAAACACATTGAATATGACCCAGGCGCATTAGATAAACCCTGGATAAAAAATTGTGCTGCCGTTGGTCTTTGTGCAAACTTTGTCGAGCCTTTAGAAGCGACATCAATTGGAACTACAATACAACAAGCTTTCTTGTTAATGCAGTATCTTGACAATTATACAACAAAAACAATTGATACATATAATAAACAAGTAACAACCATAATGGAAAACATAAAAGACTTTATACAACTTCACTATATAACAGATAAAAAGAATACAAGCTTTTGGAAAGACGTTAGTAAAGTAGAACCTTCAGATACTTTAAAACAATATTTAGAAATATGGAAATCAGGTCATCTTATAAAAAGTACAGACATGGAAGTCATAGGACCTTATAATTTATTTTCTTTGTTTAAAGAAGATAACTTTAATATCATCGCTTATTTTAATGGTTTAATAAACACAAATAAACTTAAACAAAATTACTATTCTATAAATAAAACCTTACAAAAATACTGGTTTGAAAAGAACATAAAAAATGGTATTCTTCTACGTAATAATACTATTATTCAAACAAAGTCCCATAAAGAATTTATAAAGGAGATACATGATTAAAAAAAATTTTTTATCTAAAAAAGAACATAAAGATATTTATAATTTAATATCAGGAAGTTATTTTCCTTACTTTGCAAAAAAATATCAACTTAGTAGTAATAAAAAAACCACAATAAAACACGAACATTTATTTACTCATATATTTATGGAAAATGAAAAGATATGTAGTGATTGGTTTGAAAAAGTAATTATACCTTTTGCGCTTCGTTTACCTATTGATAGATTATTATTCGCAAGAATGAACCTCCTTGTAAATCAAGGAGAACCATATAAATCTGGATGGCACACAGATTTTACTTCTGACGAATTGGTTACGGGAGATTGTGTTACAGCTGTTTATTATTTTAATACAAATAATGGAGCTACTGAAATTAAAGGAGATAAACCTGTAAAATCAATTGCAAACTCTATGCTTACATTTCCAAGCAATAAATTACATAGAAGCATACAACATACAGACACAACATTTAGATACGTATTAAATTTAAACTATTTACCTAGATTAAATGGGTGATAAATCAATAAAGAAAGTAGTTATAGTTGGTGGTGGATCATCTGCTATGTTAGCTGCTGCATTCATTTCTAATAATACTAATTATAAAATAACAGTAGTTGATAAACCTGGTGGATCTCCTATCGGTGTAGGTGAAGCTACATTAATAAATTTTAAACCTTTTATGGATGCGTGTGGTTTTGATTTTAACGAGTGGTTTAAATACTGTGATGCAACATACAAGACGGGCATTTTGTTTCCTGGTTGGACAAAGAAAAAAGTATGGCATCCTTTTAAAATGAATCCTATGAGTAAGTTAACTGATTTTAACAAAGAAGATAGAAACGGTTTTCATGTAGATTGTTTAAAATTAGCAAAATTTATAAAAGAAAAGATTAAACATAAAGTAACTTTTATAGAAGATACTGTTAAATGTCAGTCAGAAAATTATATTCAGTGTAAAAATAATAAAATTTATGCTGATGTATTTATCGACTGTACAGGATTTAAATCTTCAATCCATTGTTCAAATAATGCAGATCTTTCTAAAAGATTAATTTGTGATACAGCGATTGCTGGACATGTTGAGTATAAAAATGAAGAAGAAAAAAGAAAATATGTAATATGTGAAGCTGTATCTTGTGGTTGGATATGGAAGATACCTGTAAGACATAGAATAGGAACAGGTATAGTATTTAACAAAAGAATAACATCAGCCGAAGAAGCTGCAAAAATATTTACAGATCATTGGGATGGTAGAGTTAAAGTAAGAAAATTAATTGATTGGACTCCATACTACAAATTAAAACCCTGGAAAAATAATGTTATAGCTTTAGGTTTGTCTGCTGGTTTTATAGAACCATTAGAAAGCACAGGTTTAGCATTAGCTATGGAGGGTGCTTATCAGTTTGTTAAGTTAACAGAGTCAGTATACATAAAACAATCAACTAGACTTTTATATAATTCAATAATGACCTCTTTCTTTGAGGAGTCTATAGACTTTGTTGCAATGCATTATCTAATAAATAATAGAAAAGAAAAGTTTTGGCAAGAAGCTAGAAGATTGAAAAAACCAGTTCAAATGGATTACTACAATAATAAATTAAAAGAACCTTTAAATTATCCAAACAATCAATATAGTTTTTTTGGAGGTAACAACTGGGTAACATGGCTAAGACAAGTTTAAAAGATTTTATATTTAAGAAAAATTATATACCTAAGTTGATATGCACAAGTATTATCAATAAAATTAAAGATGCTAAAACAAAGCAACATAGTTGGTATCATTATGACAAAGATAAATTTGATAGCCATAAAAGTAAAGAACCTCAAATTTTATATGCAGATGAAACAACTCAAAGTAACTTATTAAGATATGTAAATAAAGCCATAGCTGATTATGAAAAACAACATGTAAAAATGATAAATAGAATATCACCAATTAGATTTAACTTTTACCACAAAGGACTTACTATGAGAGAACACACTGATTTTATACACAGTATTTTTGATGGCGAAGAAAAAGGAATACCAATAATTTCTATAGTTGGTGTTTTAAATGAAAACTATAAAGGAGGCCAGTTTTTAATGAACAAAGAAAAAATATCTTTTAAAACAGGTGATATTCTAGTGTTTCCTTCAACCTTTTTATATCCTCATGTTGTAAAAGAAGTTACAGAAGGCACACGTTACTCTTTTGTTGCCTGGGCCTATTAAATGAAAATTATAGATAATTTTATACCACATAAAAAATGGTCTAATATTTATGAGACATTTTTAAATAACAACTTTCCCTGGTATTATCAATCTTCTCAAACAAAAAATGATAACTCATATATGATGCATTGTTTCTACAGAGACAACAAAATTAATTCTGATTTCTATTATCTTGTTGAACCAATTCTAAAAAAATTAAAGCCTTCAAAGATATTGAACATAAGAGCCAACCTGTGTTTAAAAAGACCAATGATTTGTCACTGGCATGTAGATGATTGGACAAAAGATTTGAACCACAAAACTGCTATTTATTACGTAAATACTAACAATGGATCTACCGTGTTTAAAGACCGTAAAGTCAAAAGTAGCAAGAATAAAATGGTGATATTCAACGCTAATGTCACGCATAAAGCCGAATATCAAACTGACACCGATGTTAGGATGGTCATAAATTTCAATTATAATCTTTAATTTTAGTATAAACTCAGTATAATAGCGGATTATGGCATTACAAAAAGTACAGTTCTTACCCGGCTTCAATAAACAGATTACAGACACTCAAGCAGAAGGTCAGTGGGTTGATGGTGATAATGTAAGATTTAGATACGGAACACCAGAAAAGATAGGTGGTTGGCAACAGCTTGGTAATAATAAACTTACTGGTGCAGCGAGAGCCATGCACCACATCGTAAATAGAAGCGGTCAAAAGTTTTCAATTATAGGTACAAACAGAATTTTGTACGCTTATTCAGGTGGTGTGTTCTATGACATACATCCAATTAAATCTACAGCATCTCTTACGAACGCGTTTACCACAACAAATGGATCTACATCTGTAACCATAACTTTTTCTTCTGGTCATGGTTTAGCACCAGGAGATATAATTTTATTAGATAATTTTACAGCGATCACTAACTCTAACTACAGTGCCTCTGATTTTGATGATAAAAAATTTATGGTGACATCTACACCAACTAACTTAACAGTAACAATTACCATGCCGTCCGCAGAGACAGGATCAGGTGCTACGTTATCTGGTGGCATTAGAGTTCAATCTTATTATAACGTTGGACCGGCAGAACAGTTACCAGGTTTTGGTTGGGGTCTAGCTTCTTTCGGTGGTACAGTGGCTAACGCACTTACAACAACTTTGAACGGTGCTATTGATGCATCTACAACGACGATTGTTTTAACAAGCGTTGTTAACTTTCCATCATCAGGCACTAGTCACATTACGATAGGCACTGAAGATATTTCTTACACTGGAATTTCAGGCAACACATTAACAGGCGTGACACGAGGAGCGAGAGGCACAACAGCAGCTTCTCATTCTGATGGTGCAACAATTACAAACACATCTGACTTTGTGGCATGGGGTGAAGCAGCATCAGGAGATTTAGTAATTGATCCAGGACTTTGGTCTATTGATAATTTTGGTGGTAAAATTATTGCGTTGATACACAATGCACAAGTTTTTGAGTGGGACTCAAATGCAGCTAACGCAACAGCAACAAGAGCTACAATTATTTCTGGTGCACCAACTGCATCAAGAGACATGATTGTATCTACACCAGACCGACACTTAGTTTTCTTTGGAACAGAAACAACAATAGGTGATCAAAGTACACAAGATGAAATGTTTATTAGATTCTCTAACCAAGAGGATATTAACACTTATACACCAACAGCAACTAACACAGCCGGCACACAGAGATTAGCCGATGGTTCTAGAATTATGGGAGCTGTTAGAGGTCGTGATGCAATTTATATTTGGACAGACACTGCTTTATTTACACAAAGATTTATTGGTCCGCCTTTTACTTTTGGTTTTGCACAGGTAGGTACGAACTGCGGACTAATAGGACAGAACGCTGCAGTAGAAGTAGATGGTGCAGCATACTGGTTTTCAGAAAATGGTTTCTTTAAATATGCAGGTGCTCTACAATCACTACCGTGTCTAGTAGAAGATTTTGTTTACAATGATTTAAATACTACAGCTAATCAACTTATTAACGCTGGACTAAACAATTTGTTTGGTGAGATTAATTGGTTCTATTGTTCTTCTGGTGCAACAGTGGTTGATAGATGTGTAACTTATAATTATGTTGAGTCTACACCTCAAAGACCTGTTTGGACTACAAGCACATTAGATAGAACAACATGGCAAGACTCTGCTGTATTTGGTAAACCACATGCTACAGACTACGACGCTGACTCTAACAACTCTTATGATGTTGTTGGTAATACAGATGGATGCACAATCTATTACGAGCATGAAACTGGCACAGACCAAGTGACAACTACAACCACAACAGCGATAACTTCTAATATTGAGTCTGGAGACTTTGATATTAGTCAAGGTGGTGACGGTGAGTTTTTTGCAAAGATAAGAAGATTCATACCAGACTTTGTATCTCAAACTGGTAACACACAGATTACATTACAATTAAGAAACTATTCTAACGATTCACAATCAAGTTCAGCGCTTGGGCCTTTCACAATTAGTTCATCAACAACAAAAGTTGATACTAGAGCTAGAGCCAGAGCTGTATCTTTGAAGATAGCAAATACAGCTGCACAACAAAATTGGAAGTTGGGTGGATTTAGATTAGATATACAACCAGACGGAAGAAGATAATGGCAAAGATAGTACAGATACTAACAAGACCCGCTAGAGAATATAGTCAAGATGTTGCCGATGCACAGGTAAGAGATCTTGACAGTATAATACAAAAGTTAAACACAACATATCAACAAGAACTAAAGGATGAAGTTGACGCTCAAAACTTCTTTTTAAATTAATGTCAAATAGTTTTATAAACGCAAA